TTGCAAAGCTGTCGTAAAATCTTCCGCTGCTTTTCCCGCTTTCTCTGTATCAGGTGCTTGATCTCTTAATTTTTGATATTCACCAATTAATTCATCCAAGCGTTTTACGTTTTCTTCAACATCCTTTTGCTTACCTGTTCCGCGTAATTGCAACAAATCTTGTTCTGAACCCAATACACCAAAGCCACGCGCACGCGCAAGGTCTAATGTAAAGCCAGGTTGTTTAACGATTTCTTTTTGTTTTTGAATCAAATCCATCAATATTTGTAGATTTGATTTCTTTTCAAAGTCTTTGATGCCTACCGCACCAAACGCATAGCGTTTTGATAAGTCATAACGTGCAGCATTGATCTTTTCCAGATCGCCTTCAACATCAATAAATCGACTAATTGTGCTTTGAAGCGCAGTTAATTCATCGGCTTTCACTCCCAAACCACGCGCTTGCTTACGTTGTTCAGTCACCCCTAAAGCTAAGTCTTTCATGCCTCCAAAGGCTGAACTTAATAATCCAATACTCAGGCCCAAGCCCGCCCATCTTTCCAACATGCGGGTTGAATCGCCAATATTGTTTTTAATACTGCCAGTGGTTTTGTTTAAACGATTAAATTCATCGTCAGTCTTTTTGGCATTTTGACGTGCTTTATCAACTTGATCTGCGGTTTTTTTTATGTTGGATGTACTAGCAGTGCTGGCTTTCTGCGCTCCTTCCATAACCTTGCGCCATTGTTCTGGCATGGCATTAAGCGCATTCCGATATTTCTTAAATGCGGCTTGGAATTCCGCAAACGTATCGGCTTGAACATCAATCGTTATGACACTGCGTAAATCAGTCACAGAAAGCCCCTTGCGCGAATATCTCTAAGAATATACCTCTGTCGGAATTCTAACGCATCTGCGAATTTTAAGCCCAATGCTTTCATTACTTCAGTGAAACCTGGGCCTGCTGAATAGGTTAATGCGGTGGTGATGAGATTTCCGCTTTCGGGGTAGATTCTTCCGGTATCGGTATCGGCAAAGAATCGGCCCACGCCGTAGCAGGCAACGATGTCAATTGCCAATTGTGTAAATCGGCTGCCATCTGGATCATCATCTTCCTGGCCTGCCTCGGTAGGCCGTGCCAGTTTAATGTAAAAAAAATCGCTGCTGCTACCGCCTCTTCAATAATGTCATCAGACAACTTGTTTTTCTTTGCCGCCACTTCCAATGGCATCGTTTCCCACTTAGCACCGTTGAAGATGCAGCAAGTGGTAATCCTGCGAATCTCATTAATAAATCCTTCGCGGATTAATGTGCCTTGCCCTAACTGATCACCAATATCTTCCAGCAAATAAGTTGCCACTTTGGGGCCAGCCAAAACATTGATGCCTTCCGCATGCAATTGCGAAAATGCTTTGGATAAAGGCAAATAATACTTTTTAAATATTTCTTTGGAAATAGGGCGAGAATGTATCCACAAAACGTGTGTGTCATTCTCTAAAACAGGAATGGCGAGATTAAACTCGCCTGTGATGGCAATATCAGTCATGGGGGTGGTTCCCTATGTGATCCCCTTGCGGGGAAAGATTAAACGCCGAGATAAAGAATATTGTTGATGTAGTAAGTGCCTTGGATCGTGACCATAAAACCTGCATCACGGCCCGTGAAAGGCAACTCAGCTACTTCAACCAAAGCACAATTACCAACTATGTAATTAGCCAATGCAGAACTATCAGGAATGATTGTTATGTCACCCAATAGCGTATTAGTTTCCACTTGAAGTTTATACAAACTCGATAGGTTTTGAGTACGCAACAAGTGCATTTTCAAAACTGCGGTTTGATAAGGGGCTGGAGACAATACGTTTCCTGTCAATGATGGTAACAGATTGGTTTGTTCACCCGTAAACGATAGGCTAACACCATCAGTTCCCATGTAGGGGCTTGTCACAGTCAGGTCAGGGAAATCAGTGATGATTACCGAGGCCCGTATCCGGTTTAAAGTGCCTTGCGGCGTTAAAGGATTAGCCATTTAATTAAACTCCAATCGGGAAGTTGCTGACAGTGACGTTAAACGTAATTTGAGTAAATCCAGTGGTCGGTGTGTAGCTGACAGACAAACCATTGTAAACACCGGCTGCATAATCGGTAGGATTTGCAGTGACATAAGCGGTGAATCCAGTTGCTTTTACGCTGATAGGTGACAAGGCCAAACCAAAAGAAATGGCGCTGTTCATTACAGATTGTGCTGCTGCCTGCAATCTGTTGATACCGGCCTGGTTGTAGTACAAAGGATTGTTGGTGGTGTTGCTACCATTGATCACGGTTGCGCTGATCACGGTATTAGCATTAATCTGCACCCAATCCACTGAGTACCAATACAAGAAATCGTTGCCATCACCAGCGGTTCCCCACACTTGCATTTTGTTAGAAATGCCACCTTCAGCAGCAGTTTCAACCCAATTGACATAAGCGGCTTTCAATTGAGACTGCTGTGCGCCGGTTAAAACAGCGGGTATTACGCCAAACAAATAGCGGAAAGAAAATGGTGGCACTTGGGAAGCCGCACTTGGCTTAGCACTCGATACTTGCCAAGCCATCGCTGCACCATCCCATTCGGTGTTTGGAACACTGCTGTTCAAATACCATGCAAAGACAGATTTAATGCCTTTGTAAATAGTGTAAGTATCCAATGAAACAGGTGCAAAGAAATAAGTTTGCGCGGTGTCGCTGGTATATTGATTAACCAGTGTGGTAAAAGCTGAAATGGTATCCCACCCGCTAGGTGTGACATACACATAATATTTAAGCGGATTAGCAGTTAAATAAGTGGAAAAGTTAGTGATTGCTGTGGCTGAACTGGTTGTGCCTAATTCCAACACATACACACCTGTGCTGTTTCCCTGAGCAAACCAAGTCGTAGCCATTGCAACCAATTCAACTTCACCTAGTAGTGAAGCAAGTCCGAATACAGTTGCAACACCAGGGTTACTAGCCAATGGATAAGTAAACGTGGTGGTATCAGTGCAAGTTGCAGTAAATGTGCCGTTGTATCCAAGAGGGGTGCAACCAGAAATCACAACACCAAACTGCTGACCTGTGGTCACTCCTAAGGTCGAATCGCAAGTAACTGTTACCGTGCCTGATGCATAGCTCAAAGAGGCAATCGTGGCGTTAGCAGCTAGGATAGATGTTAAATCTGAAAGTTGCGTTAAAAATACGCTTGCACCTTGTGCTAAAGTCGTGCCGCCTTGTGAAACCAAGCAGCCTTTTTGCTGATAATTTGACGGTGCAGAGGCCGCTTGGCTCGTGACCGCTACTGTGACGATTTGGTTAGACATGGCGGTGATTCCTTATTAAACGAATGAAACGGCAACGGTTTGACCTGTGCCTGGCACTACCGTTAAACCGGCTAAAATTGGGAAATCTACAGAGATCACGCCAACAACAGCAGGTATGACTGCAACAGTATTTGCAGCACTAATTTGTGCGGTGGTTAAGCAATCATGAATGGAACCCGCGCCCGATCCAGCAACAGTCACCGCAACATTATCAATGCGGCCTGCGCCTGCTTTAACAACGGTGGTTGCAGAAATGTTTAATGCGCGTGAAGTTGATCCGCTTGTAATGGCAACGCGATTGGCATCGCTAATACCTAGCACAACCGAACTAGAAGGGTTTGTTAGTGTTGCCGCTGATAATGGGCCAATAGCCATGTCCAATTCTCCTTAATAAAGGCTACTACAAGTTTATCACAATGGATTCACATGATACGTCATTGTCGCATGTTCGATGAGTTTTTGGGCAATTCCTAATGCTGCTGTTTGATAATAGGATACTCTAAAATCAAGGGTTTTTTTCTGCGCTAATGTAGTTAATTCACGCTGTGTGCGTTTCATGTCTTTAATGATCGGCATCGACATTAACCCCATGTTTGCGTCATTATTAGTGATCCACGTTAAAATGTCTTGTAAATAAATCACGGCTTCTTTGTTATGCAACCCATAAAGGGTGATTCGCACGTCATCATAAGCCAGTTGCCAAGGCGTGCCATCCACATCAATTGCGGGCAATGCTTGTATTGGTTGTGTGCGATCCGGTTCAATATGAATTACTGCATAGGGTGGTTTAGTATTGGCAGGCACTAAATAGCTGGTGTATGTCATCGGCACATTTGTGCCAATGGATAGCCAAAAAGGTAGGGAATTACTCACCACCTGCATCTGATTAAAATCTGCCGAACTATTAATAATCTGACTTGCCATAGCAGGTTCAACGGCAATACCCGTATAGTGAAATAATCCCGCTTGGTCATAGAATAGCCGTTGACGGCTAAATGAATATTGCACGCCCGCAATGGTAGCTAAATACAATGCTTGGGGTGCTAATTCGTTTAAGTCTTTGATTTCTTGATTAGTTGTCAGCACCACATAGGTGCGTCCAAACGTATCATCTTCCCGCTGTTCTGTCTCAATGCTATGGTGCAGGCTACTAGGTGTGACTTGTATTGTAGTAGGCGGCATCACACCATTGAATATTTGCATTAAAGCGGGGCCGCTGACTTCGGTGCTCAATACCCAAAATAGCGTTTGATCTACTGGCAATACTTGAGCCACATAAAGCGTAAAGGTGACATTGCCTTGTGCGGATAGAACTTGAACACCAGACAATAAGCCCGATGCAATTTGCGATTGGTCATTTGAGGCAACTAAAGCCATCAGTCGTATTCCACCCAAGCTGCGGCACTATTTTGATAAATGCCGGTATCAATAAAGCTAGGACGGCGTTCACCTGAACCTTTATTCTTTTTGTGACTGCGAATACCTTGCAATGCTGCTTTAGTAGGTACACCAGGGCGGCCCAATTGAGCAATTTCTTCTAGGTTTAAATATTCTTGAAAACCTTTGGCAATTTCAGATGTGGCTTGACCAAATATATCAAATTCACCTGTGAGCACTGCGGTATTGCCTGCACCGATTTCTTTCATTGCGGTGTCGATCCCGCCTAAAAGACTTTTCATAATGTCTTGCCCATGCAATTCTACATAGCCAGCAAACACACCATATTCTTGTTCCAATATTTGAGCCAAATCTCCCGTGCCCAATTGATCATGGGGCACATCACGCACACCCAAGTGCAATTTCACGTTAGCCCCCAAAGCGTGCCCATGCTCTGAGCAATCGCTAAGTAGGCACGTCCATAAGGTGTATTGAATTGATTTAACGATCCAATGGTCATGTTTCTCATTGCATCAGATACTGCATAACTGCTACTAGTGGATTCATCCGATGCAGATTCAACCAATCCTGTTTTGGGTGTGAGCAGGTTCCAGACTTTGCGCTGGTTAGTAAAGAAGTTTTGACCGTTTTGATCTGGTGACCAATTTAGCAACCAATCAGCACCCCAATTGTAAACAGCTAACGTGTAATTAATAGGATCAAGCGCACCAATTAATGAATACACATTGTTGATGGCATTTTGGTAACTCCAAAGAACCCAATCAGTAGGCAAGCAATCTGGTGCAATTTCGGCTATCAGCAACACATCCATTTGTGCCAACAAAGGCGTAGATGGGCCTGTGTCAAAACATCCTGCGCCCGTTGCCAAGTTAATAGGTGCTTGACTGATTAAAGCGGCTTGCGGGAATCCCTGGTTCAATAGAAATTGAACATAACCGTTGAGGCTGGGGGGATAGAAGGGCATTTGGGCCATAAACTGCCTCGCGCAAGAATATGAGCCATTGTAAACAAAAACGCCCCCAAAGGGGCGGTCTTGTTAGCTGCTTTTGCGAGGTCTACCACGCCGAGGTGCAATACCTTCTTTTGGCACTTCAATTGTTTCTGAGATTAATTCACGATTATCTGACGGGCCTTTGGGCTGTTCAGTAATTTCTACTTCAGTCAGCCCTTTTTGTGTCATGCCCATTTCCTGCGCTTTGTTAGCAATCATGCTGTCGGTCACAATTGCACCAATTTCGCGCATGTCGGCTGCGCGATCTACCGCAGCGTTTTCGGTCTGCAAGATACCGGCCTCAATAGCTTCCAGGCTGACAGGTTTATTAATGCTGTAGCAATAACCAGCAAATGATTTGCTTACCTTCTTTGCCTCAACAAATCCATAAGGTTCATGTTGACTTATGATGGAATCAATATGGTCTTGAGGCATATCAATCTTGACTTGAGCGCCTGCGCGAATCATTTGCACAAACGGGCGCATGTTCTCAGGTAGGGAATAGCAAAACATTCTTTCTTGTTTTGTGCAGTTTGCAATATAAAAACTTGGCATAAGTGTGTCTCCGGTGGTTGGATTTGATAGAATTGGGCAACTATGTGTGGGGGGTGGTTCCCCACTCCATAGTCAGAGGGCCGATCAGTCAAAAGCTGATTGGCCTTCGCCATTTTATCCCCAATTATTAAATGGGGGAATAAATACCTTTTTCAATGTACAAATAAAAAAGCCCCCAAAATGGGGGCTTCTTCATTATTGCGTATTACTTATGCGTAGAAGGCTGATAGAACAGTCAGTGCTTCAGGGCGCAATACCCATCCAGAGGTTGAACGCATCGTGTACAACACGGTGAGCGCAGCATCAGGCAGGGGAGTGGGGATTTCAGTAGGTGCAGCAACGTCAATCAACATCAATGATACTGCGGTGGTGTTGGGCGTGAGCGTTGCAAAAATGTTCGTGTTGATTTGAGTGTCAGCCTTGGGAATCTTGATTTCAGGTGCAATCAACAGAATAGCATCAGAGCCACCTGCGCCTTGACCAATCAAGGTATCGTCCACTGCAAACGACACATCATCGCCGCCCGCCCATTGTGCAACAGTTTCGATCACACCGGCTGCGGTTTCAACACCTGCACCAATACGTTGGAATTGGGTCAACTGCACGATACCGCCATAAGATAATTGGCTGATTACGCGCTGGGGAGCCAAGAACACCAAACGCAAGGGTTGTCCAATCTGCAATGTACGAACCTTCAATGAACCGATCAGGTTCAAGAAGAATTGTGCAAGTTGACCAGAATCCCATGTGGATAGGGTGGTGTTGCCATTTGAATCAGCAGGCAAGGTCACGGTGGTAGCACCTGCGGTATTTAACAGACCTTCACCAGAGTTTGCATTGTTGAAACCATACAACAGTGCATTACGCATTTGCTGTGCAATACCCTGACGGGCTGCTAGGCGCAATGCCTGGGGAAGTGAATAGCCCCAATGTCCTGCTGCGGTTTCATCAAAGCCGTCATACTGAGCACGGGTTTGAATACGATAGGTTGGGGTGCTAATCATGTTAGGAATCACGGTAGCCGATGGCAACTGGTTCACAGTTGATTGGTTAGCCGAAACCTGGGTGGTTAGCTGCATTTTCTTGGCATAAACATAAAGATCACCAGTTCCCAAACGGGTCATGGGTTTTTCAGTTGCCAAAGTGGTGAATGCACCAGAGGCCAGCGAATACTGAATAATGTATTCGGGCATCATGTAATGCGGGTTAGCTGTAATAAAACTTGGGGCGAATGCGCTCATGGTTTAGGTATCCTTTAAAAGATTAAATGAGGCACAAAGCCACATATTCGTTGGTTGCCCAATTAGCATTACCTGTACCGCTGTTGTAAGACACAGTGCGGTTGTTGGCAACGCTAACACGCAATACTTTCACGGGGAAAGGATTGCTGCTGTCGTAAGGAATCAACTGTTGAGCGCTAAAATCATAGCTTACTTGCTGCGTGATTAGACCGCCATCGAGTGATACCAAACTCGCACTGCAACGCAAAGGAATGCGTGCGCCTGAACCCAAGCGGTAAAAATTAACAGACATTCCAGGGCTAAACAAAGGCACATCTGATTGAGGGGTAGTGATACCACCGAACGCTTGATTAAACACGCAAATACCGGTGGTGTTCGCGTCCGATGTAGCCTGAATAATCGTGCTGCCTAATACACCAGCACCAGGCACGGTGGAAGCTGCGGGAATATCCTCAGAAATCGGCACACCGCCCCATAGTGGGGTAGTTGCTGAAGTGGATAACACGCCACCAGATAAGGCAAACTTAACGGCTGGATCATCCTGGGCATCGCCCTGGGTGAAACCGTTAGAGTTGGTTTGGAATAGCCCAGCAGCATTGGTTACTGCCATCGGCTGAAGTGAAATAGATGCGCTCATAATGACAATTCCTTATTTACGGTTTTGGGTGTTAAAGGCCACAACACGCTGGGCAGGAACGGTAAAACTTTCCAGCCAAGAATTCACATCGCCTTTAAATGTTGAAATTGTGCGGCCTGAACGATCACGTTGTTCCATTTCGATCAATTGGCCTGCACCCACTTGGTTGTCATTACGCGCTGCTGTCAATGCATCAGCAAAGATTTGTTTTTCAGCCAAAGCCAGTAAAGCAGCATCTTTAATCATTCGCAAATCAATTTGTTTATACGCATCAGAATGCGCTTGCAAACCACGCAACAGGCGCTTGCGGTAAGCCATCAGGCCTTCGCCTTGCAATGGACGGCTTGCTGCTTTACCAAAGGCTGAATAAACAGAATCGGCTGCTGCTTGTGCATCTGCTTTTTCTGCTTCTTCTTCATCGGCCTTCTTAGCACGATCATCATCGTCATCATCGCTATAACAATCGTCATCATCTGGCTTGATTTCACCAGCAGGGCCGTGTTCCTTAGGATTGGAACCAACTGCATCTTTGCGCTTTTTGTCGGAGGCCATCATTTTATGACCGTTCTCTTCCTCTTCCTCTTCATCGTCATCTTTACGCATTCTGTCATCATCGTCATCTTTGCGCTTTTTCTTGCGATCAGCCGCCATCATTTCTTCATCATCGTCTTTACGATGTTTTTTGTCAGCAGCCATCATTTCTTCATCGTCATCTTTGCGGCGCGAATCGTCATCTTTTTTGCCAGCAGCAATGTGGGTCATTGGCTCAGCGGGCAGGTTTTTTTCCATTGCATCTACACGCGCAGAAATGTTCTGGATCGCGTTTAGGATTGCATCAAGTTTATCGCCTGCGGCATCTGCCTTCGGCTGAGTTGTTTCATTCATATCAGATACCTCAGGATTGTTGAGAAGTACACCAGTTGCAGGCCCGCCCTTATCCCAAACGCCCTTACTACCGCGAGCCTTTGTGACAATTGCAATATGATCCAACAAAAATGGTTTTCCTTCAATAAGTAAAGGATCGCCACTTTCAGTGATCAAATTTGTATTACCTGACCGTTCATCAAAAACCACTGATGGCGATGTACTAATATCGCCTTCGTTGATTTCTTTCATCGCAGCCGAGTCGTAAATCTTTGCTATGCCCCAAACTTCATCAGAGCCTTTGAAATAGGGTAACAGAATCGAGCCGATGGCGCGATCTTTGAATTCTTTGCTATCCAATATGCTGCCATCTGGATGATCCATAATGACGGTCAAACCATAGCAGCGTTGCAGGAATTCATCGTTCATATACAACGATGGATCACGCCACACATGTTCTTCAATGGCTGAACGGTAAGCCAATCCTGTGCCGGTTATGCGGATAGCCAACAAATGCATATTTGCAAAGGGCTGTGGGCTAGGCAAAATATCTTCAGCAATCAATCGTGCCACATCTAATTCGGTATCTGCCGCTGCAACTTTGAATGCATCAATGTCACCAGGGTGAATGGGCATCGGCAGATTATCGGGTTCTGTCCATACAAACCCATCGGATTCGTAGTTTAGTTTGGGTGTGAATTTAGGAACTGGATCAGCAGCATAGAATGCGATAAATTGCCCGTTATCATGAACGGGTATCAAATCACCTTCGTATAAAAAGCCAGTTTCCTCATGCACTTCACGGCGGGCCGCTTCTTCAGCGGTTTCAGTACCGTTTAAATGCCCGCCTGGAATTGCAAAATGAAATGGAAAGTCACCGCCATTTCCTCGGCGCAACATTAAGATTGTGCCATCTTCGGCTTCAAACATAATGCCCGCTGCGCGAGTGGTGGGGCCGCCTTGTGGATCAGTAGGGTAGGGTGTTGGATGCGTAATGCCTTCTGGTTCAAAATCACTTTTAACGCAATTGGGAACCTGCTTGCCGCCCTTTTCCTTCATCCCAAACTGTTCATAGCCTTCCCAGCAGGGGTCGGCATCTAACATAGATTCATCATCACACTTCCATTTCCGCAATGATTTATTAATGCGACTATCAGGATCGTGTGCGGTTTTGGATGAAGTGAGTTTGGCCTTCATGCCTTTCATGCGAGCGCAGAATGATTTCTTTCGCGCACCACCTTCGGGCTGAGGTGCTTTTAAATGTGCGCCATGTTCTTTGTTATAAGATTCACGGCCTTTTTCATTTAAACCACCGTTTTTGTTCTTGCCTTCTTTTTTTGTCCAGGCTTCAGAATCTTCTTTAATCTTGGACAATTCAGCATAAACACCTGCCAATTCTTCGGTGATTTTTTTCATGCCGTCTTTTTTGCCAATAAATTCACAGCCCACGCTTTTAGGAACGCCACCAAACCCACCTGGTGTATGACAGGCGGCTTGCATCAAACGCTCTTGTGCAGGGCTAGTAGTAGGCATGATGTTTTTTGGTCAGGATCATGCAGCGATTTTCACCTTATTTGTCTTTTGGTGCAATGTATTCTCGCCCTTTTTCGGTCAACATTTCTGAGGGCAGGTTAAATGGGCTGTAAATATAAACTGCTGTACACCTGCAATAAACTTCTTCCCCTGGCTTGGTTATGTCATCCAAGTAACCATCAGGCCCAGGTTTAACTAATCCTTTTTCTTTAGCCCATGAATCACGCATTAAATAAATGTGCTCATCGCGCTCTTTGTGATCTTCGCGGTAATCGTAGCCTGATTGACGCCAATTACTGTGCCATTTTGCCGCAATCGCACCACCTGATTGGGCAATAACATTGTTTATGGATGCGTTTAATTTAAGCGTTTGGTCAATGGTGACACGCTTTTCTTTAAAATCCATTTGCGCCAATGGCTTACGAATGTTTTGTTTTTCTGCAACACGGTCAATCGCATTACTTCCACCCATAGGAATGGACGTAGCCCAGCCTTCAAACCGGCGCAGTGTTGTGCTAATTGTTTCTTCGCGGTTAAGTTTAATAAGATTGACGCTGGCTAATATGCGTTTATCTAATTCCCTGCGTAATGCGGGTTTAAGGTTGTTCACAGTAAACACGCTAATCCCTTGATGGTATCTTGCAATGCCACTCTTAGAGATTAGATTGTTAAATGTTGTTGTTAATGCTCGGCGTACATCCAGTTCGGTTTTGGTAGGATTGCCAAGCGTTAATTCAGCGGATTGCTTGAGTATTTTGATCCACTTCTTTAATTCAGCCTGAGATGTGTAGCCGTTATCAATGAAATGATTAACCGCTTCGGTCAATAATTCAAAATAGCTTTTGCGCTTTGCCATGTGTTAATCCCGCGCTTTGGGTTCTTCCAATGGGGCGGGTGGCTCGTAATTGGCAATTTCTTCAATATCTAAGATCAATTCTTGGCTAAACATACTTTCCATCTGGTTCAAATTGCCTTGCGCCCATTCCAATACACGCGCACGGTTTTGTGGGTCAACGGCTGGCAACATCGTGCGAAGCATTTCAGTTAAACCTTTGAGTTTAATTTCATCAGCCTTGGCTTTTTGGCTTTCTGGCTCTTCATTCAGATCAGGCCATTCAAACTTGCAGCCTTCAGTCCAACTATAAAATGCCTGCTTATAGGTCATGCCTCGATATTCATCAGGGTATGCGGCACGCACTGCCTCAAAAAACTCTTCACTCCATGCGCGATGCTGACATATCCTTGTCAGTTCATCATAAAGTGGTTCCATTTGTTGCCGTATGTCACTGATATAACGCATTAAATCTGCTGCATCTTGCGTGCCATCAGCAAGGCCAGTGGAGTAGGTTTCTTGTGTTAGGTATCGCGCTGGCATATCTACTGCGGCGGCAATATCTTCCAATATATTCTTGCGGCTAGCACTCAATGCCTGGTTGACGTTATTGAGATCAATAGCAGCAATTTCTTCATCCAGATCAATTGATAACACGTTTTCAGTACCACCCTGCTGCAAAATCGAGCGTTTGTAGCCGGTGGCCTTTGCCATCATATTGCTAACAATTGAACCCGCTTGTTTAATCTTGGCAACAATCAATCCCGCTTTACGCGCCACCATTGCATCGGTCTGCATCACAAGCAGATAGGAGCGCAATGGGTAAATTCCACGTTGATACACTGAGCGCCCATTAAATCCATAGCCGGCAGAGTTAAAGGCTAAATAAATTGGGAATTCATTTAATACAACCAAGCTGTTACCACGCGCATAGGGCTGACCAGCACCCGTAATGCCATCGGCTTTGCCCTGAAAATCAATTGCATTGGGGTTTTGGTTTAATACCATTGAGCCTGCAAGATTTAAGGCATCAAAAGTGTGGATGAACATATCAATGTTTGGATACATCCAGGGATCGATTGGCTTATCAGTTGGATGACCACGCGCACCCCATACCATTGCTGAAACGCCATAAACGCGCGCTTGGGTCATCGTGGCAAAGATATGTTCATCGGCTTTAATATCGTGCCATTCTTTCTCAAATGCTTCGGTTAGCATCATTTCTGGCCCAATCTTTTCGCGGGCAGTGGAGATGACCAACTCCCGCGGGCGCGACATGGCAAGTTTGACCGGCCCTGCGGCGATCCGAAAACCCAATGGGTGATACAAGAAAATGTCTTTGGCTAATTGATAGCCTGCATTAGTACCCCAATCAATCGAATCGGCTTCAAGAAGTGCTTGCAGTTGATTGTTGAGAGTAGTGCCGTTGACTGAAATCGTGCTCATAATTCGCCCTTAGGTGGTTTAGGGGAAGTTTACATTATAAAGCCTTATGTTCGGTCAATGCGATGGCAATTCCATAGGTGAAACAATCGAGCGCATCATCTGCACGCTTGGCTGCATCTTTATCACCCACGCGAAAGGTTGTTACTTGGTGCAACAAGTGATTCATCGTGCGTCCACGCCATTCGACCAGTTTGTCGTGTGAATATTTGCTTATTTTGCATAATCCTGCGTGTGCTGGCCCGCCCGCTAACATGGCTCGGTTATCCTTGCCCATCATCATTAATTTGCTATCTATTGCCCGCACAGGCCATCCCTGTGCCCGCGCATATTGCAATAGAACACTACCTCCCGCGGCATCCTCAACGAAACAACCAAGGCTACCCATTCGTGTACCGCATTGCTGGGCGTATTTTTCTGCCGTTTGAAGCACTTGTGGCATTAGATACACCAAACTTGCCGCCTCAATACTATGCAATTCGTAGTCTAATATGGTTAATGGCGTACCAAAGTGCCTGTTATAAGCAAAATAAACAATAGCAGTTGCATCATTATTTGTGCCTGATTTGACCGCACAATCCATAACTGCAAACACCAGATCACACTTTGTAGGGTAATCAACTGGTTGTTTGTTTGCATCGAGCAAATAATCCAGTTTGAAGAATGTTGCATTATCCCAACTGATAAATTGCGCCTCGAATTCCTGTTGCCAAACCAAAGGATGCGTTTTGGTTCGTTCGTTTTCAAGTTCATCAATTGGAACGAATGGGTTTTTGGAAGTTGGAGCGTGATGTTGTTTAAATCCTAGCTCTGGATCATGCCAGATGCGATAAAAGAAGTTGTCTGGATCGATGCCGTTTGGCGTGCTAAATACCCAGGCTATTCCCCTAGTGGTAAGCATAGTAGGTTTAATTGATCGCCGCCAAATTTCAAGCATTTGATCATTTTTAGTAAATGCAGCCTCATCAATGCAAACAATGTCGTATTCACGTCCACGACCGGCTAGTTCATTATCGTTTAACGCCCAAAAATCAACACAACCCCCTTTGGTTGTTTTGATAGTGCCTTCTGTTTTGCTGGCCCTTCGAGTTGCAGGCTGCAATGCATATCTTAAAAAGTCATAAGGTTCGTTTAACTGCTTATGTTCGGGTGTAAATAGTCCAACTAATTTGCCATGAACCGCAGCACTTGCGGCTAACACTTCCATCAATGTGGTTTTGCCAAAACGCCGCCCACAACACACCACATTGTTGCGAGCGCGTTCATTAAATATAAATCGCTGTCCGGTGTGCAGCGGTGGTAAAACAATATCGAAGTTTGCCATTAGTCTTGTGGCAGACCGTTTACCACCGTGATCGTGACGTCTTTATCGCTTACTTCAGACTTCATTGACTTCCAATCATCATCATATTGGGCCAACCACAAATGCGCTGCACGAACAGAATGGGGCGTATTGCTTACCGCTTGTTTAAATAAGTTTTGCCTTACCAATCCACAAGCATATTTGCGCCCTTCTTTTAATTCAGACTCAAAGACTTTAACAAGAGTTTTGGCATCGATTGGTTTGCCTGTTTGATAATTGATGATTCGTTCACAAATGTGTGGGTGCGGCAAACCGCATGCTGCTGCGATTGCAACTGTCGTGCGCTGCTCTTGGGATGGTTCAAAAGGTTTGCGTCCAGCCATATAAACTCCGTTATTCCTTTGATTCTATTATGGGAGTCGGAATAATAGCCACTTTTCGTTCGCTAGATATATCGTCAAATGTGCGCCCATCATTATCTAAAACCGCTTGTTTTCCCGTGAATTCTTGCCATCTTTTCACAATAACATCGCAATATTTTGGGTCAAGCTCCATTGATCTGTTAAATCTTGTTGTCTTTTCACATGCGATCAAAGTGCTTCCGGAACCGCCAAATGGCTCAAAGACAAACACATTTTCGTTTGAGGAATTTAAAATGGCGCGTTCAATAAGTTCAACCGGTTTAGTTGTTGGATGTAATTCAGAGCGTTTTGGCCTTTTACATTCCCATAAATCGGACTGTTTGCGATCTTTGACAGTCCATATTCTTGCGCCATCACTTTTCCATCCATACCAGATAGGTTCATATTGCGTGTGATAGTCTTTTCTTGAAAGTACTAACGTATCTTTCGCCCAAATAATCGTGCTTGACCAATGAAATCCAGCGTTTCTTAGAGCTTTGTCTATTGCTGGCCATTCAGATGCGCCCATAACGCAATAAATTGGGCATCCAGGCAAAGTCACGCTAACGATGCAACTCATCACTCCGATCAAGAATGCATCCCATTGCTCATCAGTTTCAAAGTTGTCGTTCAATATTTCACGTTTTTTATTACCTTGTGCATTATTTGCAAGATTTGTTCCATAAGCCACATTCCATGGTGGATCGGTAACAACTAAGGACGCTTTATCCTTTTGCATTAATTTATCTACAGCATCTATGCTCGTACTATCCCCGCACATCAATCGATGCTTTCCCAATACCCATATATCGCCCAACACGGTGATAGGTTCATCAGGCACTTCTGGCACCGCATCTTCGTCAGTTAAACCTTCTACTATGGGTGTGCCCATAATATTTGCTAGTTCTTCTTTGCTGAAACCTAACAAATCAAGGTTGTAATCCTCACTCATTAACTGTTCAATTTCGATGGCAAGCATTTCCTCATCCCATCCCGCATTCAAAGCCAGTTTGTTATCTGCAATAACATAGGCTCGCCGTTGTGCATCAGTAAGGTTGCCCAACGTAATGGTTGGCACTTCTGTAAGTTTTAACTTACGCGCTGCTTGAACTCGTCCGTGTCCAGCAATAATGCCGCCTTCCTTGTCTAACAATATAGGATTAGTAAAACCAAACTCTTTAATAGATGCTGCAATTTGATTCACCTGATCCGCAGAGTGGGTTCTGCTGTTCTTCGCATAAGGGATCAAGTCATCAATGCTGCGATACTGAATTTCTAGTTGATTCATACAATTACCTCAATTTGCACTTCAACCCTTGGTTCATTGCTCCAAGCCTTTGTCGCAATCAAATGCACAATGGCAGAATCATCTTTGTAAACAATTCCATTGCACGCATCTTCAATAGCTTTAATCACATTGGATAGATCAGGTTTTTTAGTTGGTCTTGTTTTACTGGTGATGGCATCTTCTTTCTTTGTTTTACTCCAGGATGCCCCAATTCCATAATGCGCGTAGATTCTCATAATGATTGGCCCTTCAAGTAACGGCAAACCTACCATTTCAATTTTAGCTAATTGAGCAACCATAGATTCATAATCGCGTGTTTTCTTTGGTGTGACCTTCATTGTGATTCCATTTCGCACCATATCCGCAACACGACCTTTTCCAACTGGTTCCCCTGGCACTGTAAAATGAATCATTTTCCCCAATCCTCATTTTTTTTATAAAACGCATCTTTCAATCGTTGTAGATTTTTATGTGCAGATTGTATTTCTTCAACAATATGATCTATTCGATTATTCAATGTATCTAAGTTGCGTTCAATGAAATCAATTTTGGTTTTCAATAAATCAATTTGTTCGTCCATGCTAGACCTCGGTGGTTGGGTTGTAAGTGACTAGGTGATACCTTCATATATCCATGCTGCTTTAAAACGATCCTGCGCGTTCGTGGTGCTAATGGCGGTTAATCAACAAGCACTCGATCTTTGCGACTAACAGGTTGTGTTGCATTTTTAGCTGGTTTTGCATGTTTTTTGCGTAATTCAACCTGATCAAGTTCTAGGGCTTCGCACATACAATCAATTTGACATTGGCTTAATTTTTCACCTGCATCAAATTTAGCTTTCAATCGATGTGCCCAATCCTTGTTTGGATTGTTTTGTGCGTTTTCTAATATGTCATCCATCTTTTGACGAATAGCGTGTATTTTATCCATTGGCAATGGTTCATCTTTTTTTATTTGCAACAGCGGCGGGGCGATGTATGGGTCTTTCCCATAATTTAAAAAACACTGATCAAGTAATCCTTTCCATCTAACCTTGGCTTTATCGTAATTGTCTCGGCGTATATCAAATTGCCCATATTGCTGAACCGCTTCATAAACTGCACGTAGATAAAATGTTCCATTGGCTGCTTCTTTGAATAATTGCTCATAGTTTAATTTCGGTTTCAACCATGCAATTACGTCAGACAACGATGGTGGATATTGCTGATCTTTTATTTTTGGATAGATTGCACGAATATCTTCTACCGCAAATTCAGATAGTTCATTTGCCCAAAAATTAAATATCTCTTCCATCGTGTCATCGGAATATTCCAAGTTCATCTTCGAGCCGAATAACACCTTCATTCTCGCAAACAACGGTTCGATCACTCTGTCTCGCATTTCTGGTGCGCTCAAATAGTTTTTCTGTATTTCTGAAGTCGTTGTTTTTTCGTTCGCGTCCATTTAATACCGCTCCATTTACTTTGTTAAATTTAACTGAATTGTTAAGCCAAGTCCTAATTGCTGCTTGCCAATCGCTAAAAGTTTTTCCATTTGCCAATGCATGATCTTTAAATGCGAGAAACTCTGAATCTAAATCAACATTAATTTGTTTTGCCAAATCAATCGCGGTTTGGTTTGGGGTTAGGTCATCAGGCAAACGCGATGCGCGTGTGCGCTTCCCCCCAGGGGGGGTAGGGGGGGTAATTGATATTGGTTCATGGTTAATGGTTATTGGTTCTTGGTTTGGTATACGTTCGCATACGACACCTTCATTTTCTGATACGTTTCGTATACGATTCGCATCGCTTTCTTTACGTTTCGTCCACGATTCGTTTGCGATTCGCTTATTCTTCTCTGCTTTCGCGTGATAGGCTTCAATCTCTTCGGCAACCCTACTTTGGAAATAAACACCATCATGAAGATCAAAAAATCGGTTCAAAATGTATTTGACCGCCGCGATTTCTTCATCAGAACTAGCCCATACCCAATCAATTGCTTCCTCTAAAGTAGGAAACTTTTCTCTGTCATAACAGGCATCCATTAATTGATTATATGCTCCATGTTGAAGCATATTTAAACGCTGTGTTTTCTTGGCATAATCGCCAATGTTTTTCTTATACCAATGCATTTTGGTATTCCTTAAAAGTAAATTAAACGGGCGCACTTTCTTGAACTAATTCGCCTCGTTTCTTTACACGGTTTTTTTTCTTTTCCGATAATTCATTGGCTATTTGTTTTTCATACTGCTTGCAGAAATCTATTAATTTAAAAAAAGTCTGAATAGAAATGCCATTATCATCTGCTAAGAATCTATATATTGTTGCTGCTGAAATGGTTGTGGCATTAGATATTTCATCTGGTGAAACATTCGTTGCAATTAAACGAAATCGTAATTCCGCTATGGACGCATCTGAATTAGTATCAAAGTTATTTTCAATCATAATATTCCCTACTTAGAATTCTGAATGCTGTTGCTGCACAAAGGGGTACTTGTCCGTTTCCAATGGCTTTAAGTCTGTCCATCCTAGCGGCCACCCCATGAGCCACTCTACCCACGTTGGGTTCAACTGCCCA